CCCGATATGGTCGATCTATATCTTGTGGTCGATCGTATCAAAAATCTCTTTCCACGTTCCATGAACCATGCACCCCGTATCAAGCCCGACCCGACTTAATTCCCGTGCCTTTGACCCCTCAAATAAAAATAGGGTCGAGGAAGAGAGGTGCTTGACCAAGAAATAACTTTTGCCCCCATTCAATGAATGTGAGGTATGCCAAGCGATTTGATGTGGAGATACATTTATTTTGTTTCCATTTGATACCTTCAATTCAATCCAGAAACAACGACCATCGCCAACAATATAAGTGTCGGGAATACCTCCACCAGATCTGTTTTCTATTCGAGTGAAAAAGTATCCTTTATCCTTCAATCTCTGGCGAAGTAAGTTCCAAAGGTTCGTCTCTGGTTTCGGCATCTTCAACATCCTCTTTTACAAAAATTTGTGGGTAGTTTTTCTGCAAAGCAGATAGTCGAGCAACAATTTCATCCCTCGACATTTGATCGATTACATGGGTAACTTCTGAGGATCTTCTATCAGTAGAAAGACCTCCCAAAGCTGAACGAATTTTTTCAGCATTTATACTAGCAGAAAATTGTTTATTCTCTTGAGCATCTTTTGAAAGTTCATGAAGTCTTTCAAGCTGACCCATCAACGTGACCCCATATCTTCTTTCCTTCTCCTCTCGAAGTTCAGCAACATATTCGGTGACATGAGGGAAGTCTCTTCCGTTCAACAAAATGGATGCTTGTTTCTTCGCAACATTCGGAGAGTATCCAGACTTCCTAGCACATTCAGTATTGGAATAAATTCCCTCGACAATATATTTTGCAAAAGTTTTTTGGCGATCAGTCAACGTCCGATCATGGGTTTGTTCAATCGCTTGAATTTTTTTCTTCGATAGTTTTGCCATTGTTTTTAAACTCGCTCTCTCTAATTGTTTTTAATCGATGACAGTTAGGACAAAGTAATTGAATTATGTCAGATGCCGTTGCCCCTCGATAAACGACCCTTCGAAAAGTTTCAGAGGAACTTTCTGTCTTTCGTTTCTTTGAGGATCTTTTTATGTGATCAAAATCGAGAAGTCCAGAATTCTCTTCTGTCTCCTCAATTCCACAATCAACACATTTTCCACCAAGTATTTTCAAAGCCTTGTTTCGAAGTCTAACATGGTAGTCTCTTGTCCAAGCCATTCCAAAAGAGTAAATCTATCAAAATTTAATTTCAAGGTTTTTCCCTATATAGGGGATTTTGACCCCCCAAGTGTAAATCTGTAAACCATTTGTAAACAGTAGGGCTTCTTTAGGAAGTCTTATTTTGTTGACGATTAGAAGGGGTGTTTACGGTGTTTACGGTGTTTACACCTCATTTCAATTATTTTTTTAAAAAAACAGTAGGGGGGTCAAAATTCTGTATATAGGTAAATATGTCACACAAATAAAAAAACAAACAGAAACGTGAAAATAGTTGTTCTCTAGTTGTTTTTCGTGTACTGTTTTTATAGGCACTCTTGTGCCTTTTAATTAATCAATCAAGGAGGACATATTAATGTTCGATATACTAACAAAAACTGACAGACAAATTGACATCTACTTGACTAATTGCTCAGACGAGGAACGAGAGCAATGGAGAAATGTTGCATGGACTATTGATGCTTGGTTCATGGATCAAGAATATTCAAAGCAAGATCACATAATCGACCTTGACGAAAACAAGGTATATTTCGAAGGAGCGATATAATGGTTAAGCCTAATTTTATGTTTGAGCATTGGACTTGTGATCAAGTAGCTGAATGCATGGAAGGAATAACGGACGATTTATATGATGCTCTTTGGAGCAAGGGTGTTCGGGAAAGCGAAAAGCTTTTCAATGAAAATCGACCTATTTCAGACGTTTGGCATATATTCACGGACGAAGAAAAAAAGAAATTAAACAAAGTAGCAAGGGAGATAAAGTAATGGGTTACACAAATTATTGGTATCAGTATCGGGATTTTACAGATAGCGAGTGGGATGAGATATCAGATTTTGCTTATACTCTCGCTGACAATTCTGAGAAATATAAGATTAACGTATTAGAGATCAAGGATAGAATTTTGCACATAAATGGTGACGAGGGTGGATCTTGTGAGACTTTCATTCTTAATAGATATGAACCAGAACCAAGGTACGAGGGCGACAAAACCTATTTCAACTTCTGCAAAACTAGAGAACTACCTTACGACAAGGTCGTTTGGAAGTTTCTGAAGTTTATAAAGTTCGTAGTCTTAGATCCAAGTGAGGTAGATTTTATAATCGCTAATGACAACGGAGTGTATTTCTCCAAGATCGAAGAAGGGGAAAGAATGTATACTCCATCTAAATTTAAAAAAGGAGCAATTTAATGAATATTAATATTTGGAGATTAGATGGATTTTCTGTGCTTGTAGATCCTAATGATGCTTTTAGGAGCATCGAAACTCAGCACATTCATGAGATGTGTGGGATCATTCCTACGTTCTTTGCAAAAGCCGTAATGAATAGCGATGAGGATTTTGACGAGGTGATCGAGGGCATGGATCAAGAATATGGGTTCGGTGGCTTTGGAGCATTTCCTTTTAATGGCAAGGTAGAAGGCAACAAGTACATCTCTCCAGACAACTCTGATACAGATAGTGACCTTGATGCCTTAACTGTATCTCTCTATCGAACTGAGGACGGAAAAAACAAATTCAAGATGTATCAGTTTCAATATGGGATCGTAGCCGTTGAGGATGTTCCTAGTGGCAAAACCAAAATAGCTAGATTTGATTAAGGAGTGAGGATGGATAAAGAATTTATAAAGAACTTTAAGGATGGTGTCGCTGATGCCATCCTTAACGGGAACATGGCTGAAGAATACTCGGACGGATATAAACAAGGGTATGATTTTGGCATAACTATTTTTTGTGAATTAGAGGAGCAAGGATCATGAAACTACAAGCGACAAAAGTTGAACGTATGTTTTTGGAGTTTATGCTCGATACATTTCTCGATCATTATGGAAATTGGGATCGAAGTCACAATCCTTATGAGAAAACCCTTGAGGAATACAACGATCATTTCGGGGAGATCTTCACGGAAGAGACACTCGACATCTTTAAATCTATGATCAAGGAGATACGAAGATAATGATTTTAGGACACTTGAAAGAGTGTCCTATGACCATTGTCTAGCAATGGATTTTTCAATCAATCAATCAAAGGAGAAAAACGAATGAAAAATAAAATCGAAACTTTTAACAAAACTAACCTCTCATATTTGAGGAAAGTAATTATGGATAACCTTGGTGTAGATATCGAGGACATGGGTTTAACGGCTGAGTTGGGGGGTGCAAGATATTCTTCCGACCATGTGGAGTTCAAACTTAATATAACCATTGGGGGTAAAACTAAAATGGAACAAGATCTGGATCTTGAACTTAGTTTCAACTCAAACCTTGATAAGGACAAGGTGGCTGAGTACAACGGATCGAGGTACAAGCTGATTGGTTATAAGAGAGAGAACAAAAAATATCCATTCATCGTTAAAAATCTTGACAACAATAAACCATACAAATTTCCAAAGGATCTAATCGATAGATTATTTGGCAAGGAAGATAATATAGTTAGAGGAGCATTCAACAATGGCTAAATTAGTATTTAGAAATTCAAAGACACTTCAATCCTTGGCGAGAAAAACTCTCGCCAAGAAGGAATTCAAAGTTCCTTACGAAGATAAATATACTGAAGAAAGAAGTTTTTATCTTGTGAAGGATGAAGGCATTTATGTGATGAATTGCTATAAGGACAAGGATCATAAGAAAAATCTTGTCGTGTATGCAAGTGGCTTTAATCCAAAGACAAACGTACATTGTTGGGATGATTGTGTCGATGCCGTAGGTGGAGACGATTTCGCTGAAAGTGTACCTTTATCAAACAAGATGCTGACGAGAATTTGTGAGGGTAATTCTTTGACGATTAACTTAACTGAAACTGAAATGAAAATAGAGGTGTAACATGGGTAGATATTATCAAGGAGATATAGAAGGCAAATTTTGGTTTGCCGTTCAATCGAGTGCTGATCCAGAGTTCTTTGAACCATCTTGTTTTATAGAACTAGATGAAGAGGATTGTGGAATGATCCGTTGGGAGTTCGAGAAGGAAGATCTTCCAAAAATCGAGAAAGGCATTCGGGAATGCAATTCTAAACTTGGTTCATGGGGCAAGAAACTCGATACGTTCTTCGGGAGTAGAGATACCTACACCGATGAAATGTTGACAAAGGCTTTGGGTACTTCTGCGAAAAAAGTCAGATCACTTTTGGAGTGGTATGCGAGGAGAGGACTTGGTTGTCGGATTTTACGTTGTGTCGAGGAACTAGGACATTGTCATTTTGAAGGAGAATGCTGATGGCTAAAAAATTATCAACAATTACTAAAGCATGGACGATCAGTTATGAGGATCGGGTCACTCTTTTAGAGAAGTTGCAATGCCTCCAGAGGATCGAGCAAACAACCTCTGAGCATTGCTCTATCGATTACGAAGAAATCTGCAAAGCCGTCACTCTTTTGTATACCATATGCAATATGTTTGGCTTTGAGAATAAGAAGGAAAACGGAGTAAGAAGTTTTTATTCTGATTTAGTTTTAAAAGAGGAGAATGAAGAATGAATATAGGTAAATTATATTATCTGCTGAAGGATCTTCCAGATCATTACGAACTGAGGATCAAGATCAAAGGATCTCCAGACTACGATGATTTATATGTGGTTATGGATCAAGAAGTCTCCATTGAGACAAGTGGTAATAGTCCATTGGTTTCCTTGCAAAGCAAGGAGTTGGATCATGAGGTTATGCTCTTGAGGAAAGAAGGAGACTCAAGAATTTATAGGAGTGGCAACTAATGGGAGATGATTTAGAAAATAAATGTCTGAAGTATTATGCTGACTTTTTAATTATTTGTGGATTGCTCCTATTCTTGGGAATAGGTGGAGCGATCCTCTATCAACTCATTTATGGGGGTGGACAATGAAAACTAAAATTGAAATAGAAGATTGGATCTATCTTTATTCTGAGTTATCTGGTTACATTGAAGGAAGAATATGTAGTTTTGATAATACTACGCATGATGTTTGGGGCAATCGTTTACCAGAAACAGAAGATAAATTCTGTGATATCTGTACTGACGTTGAGGAGATCATGAGTACTGTTTTAGAAAAGGCAGAACTATGAGATATCAAGCAATAGAAATCGATAAATTTGCGATTAAAGTTTCGGACGATAACCATGAGGGGATCGTCCGATACCATGATGTTCGGGACGTAACGGGCGAGATGTTGGGCAAGGTGGACTTCTTTTGTGGGGGGTCACCATGTCAAGGATTTTCGTTTTCTGGGAAACAATTGGCATTTGATGATCCTAGGTCGGTATTGTTTTTTGAATATGTTAGATTGCTGAATGAACTTCGGGAGATAAATCCAGAGATGGTTTGGATGTTGGAAAACGTGAATATGAAGAAAGAGTTTGAAAACATCATAACGGAAACTGTTGGAGTTAATCCCCTAAAGGTCAACTCAGCTATCTTTTGTCCTCAGAATAGGGTTCGGAATTATTGGTGTAGTTGGTACGTTGATCCATCGAGGTTCGTGGATCGGCATCGCTACATCAATGATATTTTGGATTTGGAATCAGAGGAGCAAATTAAGACATACACTCCAAAGGTTCGTGGTTCGAGGTCAGAGAATTGTCATGAGGTGGGTCATGCAGACGATATCAACGGACATGATATTCTGAAACGGATCTACTCTCCATCAGCCAAAGCACCTACGTTGAATACGATGGGTGGGGGTAATCGACATCCAAAGGTTGCCTTGACGGAACCAGAATGGAATTCAGCATCGATTAGAAATCGTAGGTTGGATGCCAACGGAGTTCGGAAAGACGATCAATTGGATTTAGATCTTGTTCCGTGTTTAGAGGTCAAAGGCGAAAAGAAATCGAATGCTTTGACAACTGTACAGAAAGACAACCTCGCATCGAACTTACCTCAAGGAAGATATCCATTGAAGAAAGCCTTTGATATTCCAAGAGAGATCTTGAAGGACAACGAGCGACAAAGACGGGTTTACGAAACAGATAGTAAATCTCCAAGTTTACTTGCTCGATCTGATAGTCCAAAGATTCGTCCGATTGCCGATATAGTCGGTGGGCAAGGGAAGGATTTACTTCGAGCAGACATCGGGAAGTCCTCGACCTTGTTGGCTAGAGATTATAAAGGCTTTGGTAACCAAGGTATGACGGGAGTTCGAACCTCTGAATTCTATAAGTGGCGAAGATTATCCGTGGTCGAGTGTTCAAGACTCCAAGGATTACCAGACGATTATTGTAAAAGTGTTTCGAAGTCTCAAGGCTATCGACAACTTGGCAACGGGTTTCAAGTCGATACGATCTTTGAGTTATTAAAGCAACTACCCAAGGACACACCTCTGGACAATGTGGCATCAGCTTTTGATGGCATCTCATGTCTGAAGGTTGCCTTGGATCAATATGAGGAATGGAGGAGTCATGGCTAAGAAACGAGGAGTTCCAGAACGTCCAAGAAATCCGTATCACATTCGGAAAAGATCCCATGTGATTCCAGACAAACGGGAGAAGGACAAAAGAAATCGCCATCTGCATGATTTGTGGATGGCGAAGAAACTTAATCAAGAAATCAAGAAAGAAGAAGAAAATGAAGACATATAATATCAGAGTTCGAGCCGACTACGTTGGCTACTATAACATTAAGGCTAAGTCTTTGAATGATGCAGAGGCAATGGCTCAACAACAATTGTTTAATGAAATGAATGATGGGGTCGATGGAGTTTTCGACTTCGAGGAGTTCGAGGATGAAGAGCATCAAGCACATAAACAACTAGTGCAATGGGCAGAGAACCAATGATTGTAAAAGCCATAGCACTAATTTGCATCGTTCATTCTGTCGGGGATCATAGTTGCCCTACCATTGTGTTCGATGAAGAATTTTCATCGGTCAAGGAATGTAACACTTGGTTAATTAGGAAAAGATTATACAATATGCCAAAGAATCAAAGAATATTTTTGGATGATTGTGTAATAACTAAGGGGGATGGATGAAAGATTTATTTAACCCAGAACAATGGAATACCATTCATGAGGACATCTCCTCATGTTGCGACAATTGGAAAGAGGACGGATATGATCCGTCCTTGGTCGCTTATATCGGTATCTTCCGTTTCACCCTATTGGCTCAACAATATGTCAGCGAAAAAGATTTAGACTTTTTTGTTTCTACGGCTATCGAGTCAGCAAAAAGATTTAATCCAGAAAAAGGAACAATTGATTATGACGCTTAAAAGAAAAGTAATGATAACTAACATCACGGAAAACAACTCAGCATTCGGCATGATAACTGGCAATCCCCGAAAAGACGAGGTCGTATATTTTACGAATCGCCTGGTGAAAAAATATAACATGGAACTTGGCGAAAGGGTGTTTTGTACGTTGATCCCGAATTATGAAGACCGACAAGATAATTGTCCGTGGAGAGCCGTGGAAGTAGATTGCTTGAGGGAACTTCTGACGAAGGTCGATCTCAAACAAGGATCTGTCTGGAAACATTTGACCCGTGAGGTTTCTGATTGGCTTGTCGATGAGGCAATAAAGATGAAACAACCCGACGTTGGGATAGTGGCTGCCTCCATAATTACGGATGTATATCTCGATGAAAATGAGGAGACAGTACAATGATCAAGGCATCTTTTTTCGTATTGTATTTTATTACTGTCCCCGACGTTACCACCGAAGTTGACACCATTTTTCACCGATGGGCGTTTGAAGAACAAGAAAATTGTTTGTACATGGCTCATAAAATGAAACAGGAACTTGATCCGTTTGCCCGAAAGCAACAATGTCAAGAAAATACCGAATGGTATAAGGAACTCAAGGCACCTTTACCGAAACCCGAATTTATGGATTAGGGCTTGTATTTTTATAACATTTAATATATATGTTACCTATGTTGATGTTATAGAAGGAGTACAAAATGCCTAATGTCGGTATTAAAAACAAAGACAGAGCCGAACTTCCGTTTGTAAATATTGCCGTTCCGGTAGAAGATAGGGAAAAGCTTAGAGCAATTGCCCAAGAAGAGGGTAGAACGATGGCTAGGCAAGTTTCTAGAATGATTCGAGAGGATCACGAAAGAAGGTTTGGAAATGGACAAGGAAAAGAATGAAGAAATGAAAGACGATGTCGTTAATAGATTGATGAGAGGAATGCTCTCCCCAGGCGAAGCTAAAATCTTGTTGACCCGTTACGGGGCAAGTGAGAAAGAAGCTGATTTCTGGATTAGCGACATTGTCGATGGAAAGCTAGTTAAGATTAGATCGATAGGCGGTCTTTAACTTTTCTTAGGCTTTATCTGAAGCCATTCTTTGGCTTCTTCCCCAAGAACCTTTGCACTAAGGTTTATCTTGTTAACAAGAGAACTCACTATTTTTTCGTCAATTGTGCCTTCGGAGATTAAATCGATGTAGGTTACAGACTTGTTCTGCCCGATACGATGACACCGATCTTCTGATTGGATTCGTGTATCGAGGTTAAAGTCATTAGCGTAGTAAACTACTGTGCTTGCCTCCGTAAGAGTCAATCCCCGACCCGCAGTTGCGGGGTTACCAATGAAAAATTTTAGTTTAGAGGACGGATTCTGAAAATTATCAATAATTTTACTTCTTTCGTCGTCTGAGGTGTCCCCGTAGTATCGTGCTGCCGACTCTTTCCCGAAATTATCTGCAAGAACTTGATGGATCTTCATGATGTCATACCGAAAGCGTGACCAGATAATAACTTTCCCCGAACTTTCGTAACAAATGTCCAGAAGGGCATCCATTCGCTTGGTATCAAAGTTTTCTTGGTAGCCATCGTCCGTGGTCAGATAACCCGAAAGAATTTGTTGAAGTCTCAGCATCTGCGTGACCATCTGAGGAGCCGAAACAATCTTCCCGTCCTCGAATAAAACTAAAGCCTCTTTCCGAATCTGCTCATATAATTCAAGTTGTCTTTTAGTCATGCCCACATAACGGGGCATATATACTTTATCTGGAAGATCCAAACAATCTTTCTTGAGCACCCGAAAACTGAAGGTGTCAAGTTTTTTATTTAGTTCATCTAAGTTTTTAAACCCGACTACTTGTCTAAAACTTGTAGATCCCATGTTCCTAGTTTGCAGGTGAGCGTATCGAGATTGAAAAGCGTAATAATTACTGTACCCAAGCACACCTTTTTTTAAAAATTCTGTCTGAGAGTACACATCCATCGGAGAATTAGTCACGGGCGACCCCGTAAGTATCCTAGAGTATAAAAAATCCGTTGAAGTTTGTACCAGGGTCTTTGTTCTGTTCGATTTGTAGTTCTTAATAGCCGTAGATTCGTCAATGGCGATGATTCCACGCCTTCCGTAGCGTTTACCAAGCCATTTTCCAATGTTCTTGCCTTTTAACGATGAAAATATTTCTACATTCATAACAAAAATCGTAACCCCATCAAATTTGTCTTGAACGGACTTTATTTCCCGTTCTTGTTCTTTGTTTGCGTTACTTACCCACCGAATCACCCTATAAGGCACCTCATCGGGGAAGTGCTGCGGGATCTCTCGTTCAATCCAATTACGATACACTCCCTTGGGGGCAATGATCAAGGCAAAATCAATTTCTCCTTGCTCATAAAGATAAACGATATTATCTATTAAAACTTTAGATTTGCCTGTCCCCATTTCCATAAATAATGCAAAATGTTTTTTATTGTGGCAGGCGTTTAAAGCTGCTATCTGGTGCTTAAATGGTTTTGTTTTAAATTTTTGTTTGACAAGTGATTTGTTTTCCATATATAAGTAATATGTTGTGTATTAACCAATGTCAATTAAAACCTGAAGAGGAGATACTTATGAATGACATTTTTGACGATATGTTCGATGAAGGAGAAGCTCTGGATTCGATCAATACTGAGACGACGAAAAACCTCAGTTCTTTAGTGCGAAAGTTACGAGTAGTTGAGCAAGACGTAGAGGATGCAGAAACGCACCTCAAAACTCTCAAGCAAGAGAGACAAAGACTATCTACAGAATTGATTCCCGATCTGATGGACGAAATGGGTGTTGAACGAGTAGATGTTGACGGACTAACTGTTACAAAGAAACAGATTGTGGCAGCATCCATACCCGTTGCGAACAGGGATGAGGCTTTTAGTTGGTTACGAGACAGAGGATTAGATGACATCATTAAGAACGATGTTGTTTGTTCCTTTGGTCGTGGACAAGACAACATGGCAAAAGATGCAATGGCGACTTTATCGGAAAGAGGATTGAGTCCTTCGATGAAGACACACATACATCCGATGACCTTGAAGGCTTTCATTAAGGATCGTGTAGAGAGTGGCGATGAAGTAGACTTAGATCTCTTCGGAGCTTTTTTATCAAATGCAGTAGATATTAAGAGGAAATAATAATGGCTAAAGAAATCATTACAAAAGAAGATCAACTTCCGGCAGATTTGTTGGATGAAATTACGGCATCAGCAGGCGAAGGAACTAGTTTTGACAGTTCCGAGATGCAGATCCCGTTTATTCGGATTATACAAGCTTTGTCTCCACAGATTAAAAAGAAAGACCCTGGTTTCATCGAAGGAGCAGACCAAGGGGATGCTTTTAATACTGTGACTAATGAGCATTGGAGTGGCGAAGAAGGACTTGTCGTTATTCCTTGCTATCAAGAGACTAAGTTTCTTGAGTTTGTTCCGAGGGATTCTGGGGGTGGATTTATGGGAGAGCTTGAACCTAGCAATCCCGATCTTCAGAATACCGAAAGAAAAGGTGCTAGAGAGATCTTACCAAACGGAAACGAATTGGTGAAGTCTGATCAGCATTATTGTTTAATACTTGGTGATGGTGGTATGTTTCAACCCGCGATTGTGGATATGAAATCGTCTCAGCTTAAAGTGAGCAGACGTTGGAAGACCCAGATTGCGATGCAGAAGATCCGTCATCCTAAAACAGATGCACTACTAACTCCTGCCGTTTTTGCTACGATGTGGAAACTTACTACCACTGAGGAAAGCAATGACCAAGGAACGTGGTACAATTGGTCAGTGACCAAGCATGGCTTAGTTAACACGAGAGATACTCTTACAGAAGCTAAACTCTTTAGGGAACAAGTCATGAAGGGTGCTGTTAAGGCTGTAGAGGAAACGGAACCTCTTCAAAAGAATGAAGACGAAGTTCCATTTTAACTGCTAACTCTATAGCTTTAGTTGAGGGGCATGGGTTTTTTTTAAAATCTTCCTTTTTATCCCATGCTCCTCACCATGTGAACCATGTCAGATATAAACAAATTTATGCAGGCTTTTCGTGGCTCGGATGAGGCACACGGACAAACGACAGTTGGTGCAGTAGGTCGGAACGGAAAGACCGAGGCACAGAGTCGAGTGGTTCGTGAGCCGTTGACCGAGGAACTAATACAGAACCACCTCGAAGGAAAGCACGGAGTCGGGGCGATCCCGATTAATAAGAGTAATGAATGTTACTTTGGGGCGGTTGATATTGATCAGTATGACCTTGACCATAAAGCATTAATAAAGAAGATAATTAAATTTAAGCTGCCACTTGTTGTTTGTCGGTCAAAGTCTGGTGGTGCTCACTTGTTTTGTTTCTTGAAAGAACCGACACAAGCAAAGATTTTTAGAGAATATTTAACGGAGATTGCGGGTGCTTTAGGATATGCCAGAGCCGAGATATTTCCGAAACAAGATAGTATACTCTCCGAAAGAGGGGATGTAGGTAACTTTATTAACTTACCTTACTTTAAAGCAAAGCAAACCATGAGATATGCCTTTGACGATAAAGGTAATGCTATGAAACTAGATCAGTTCTTGGCGATGGTCGAGAAGAAGAAGACATTTGTTGCAGATTTAGAGAAGGTAAAGTACGGGGAAAGCCGTGAGGTTTTTGCCGACGGGCCACCTTGTTTGCAAAATTATGTGTCAAGTGGAAAAGTTGACAATAATAGAAATATTTTTCTTTCGCAGTGTGCTCCATATTGCAAGGGCAAGTTCTCGGATTCTTGGAAGAATTCATTGGAAGAGATAAACCAGAGACATTGTGCTCCCCCTCTTCCCGCGAGTGAGTTGGTTACACTGCAGAACCAATACCAGAAGAAGGATTATTATTACCAATGCAACATCGAACCGAATGCCTCTTTCTGTAACAAAGAATTATGTAAGACTCGAAAGTTCGGAATTGGTACGAAATCGGATCATGCTGCCGACTTGAGTGGACTAACGATTATGTTATCTGACCCGAAGTTGGTGTTTCTGGATGTGAATGGTGGACGATTGGAAATAACAATGGATCACCTACAGAATCAGCATTTGTTTCAGAAGGCTTGTATGGAGCAACTCATGATGATGCCCTCTAAGATGAAAGAAACCGATTGGGTGACCAAAGTAAATGAAATGTTGAAACACGCAGTTCAGTTAGAAGTTCCGAAAGAACTTACAGTAGATGGTCAGTTTTTTGATCTGCTAGAAACATTTTGCACAAGCCGTATTCGAGCACAATCCTCAGAAGAATTGTTTATGGGTAAGCCGTGGACAGAGGACGGAAGAACGATGTTCATGATTAATGGTCTGATGGAGTTTCTTCAGCAGAGAAACTTTACTTCTTTTACTAGGGCACAGATACAAGAGCGTTTAAAGAAATTGAACAATGGGGGAGAGTGCAACGGACATAAGAGTGTTAGAAAACCCGATGGAGCAAGAACCACGTTACGAGTTTGGTGGGTTCCCGCGTTTGATGGTGTAGAGGAAGTTACAGAGGTGCCCGAAGATGAAATACCGTTCTGAGTTAATACTAGGTCCTCCAGGGTGTGGCAAGACACATACCCTCATTGAGATAGTCAGAGAGGCTCTGTCACGGGGCATAGAACTAGATAGGATTGGTTATGTATCTTTTACTAGAAAGGCTGTTAATGAGGCTGTAGAGAGGGCAGGGTCGGCATTTAATTTGTCACCAAAAGACCTACCTTACTTCCGTACTCTTCATTCGCTTGGATACCACGGCTTGGGTTTGGCTCAAGCTGATCTTATGTCTCGTGAGGATTGGAAAGAGTTCTCCAGAATGATGGGCATGAACTTCGATGGGATCACGTCTTCGGATGCAGACGAGGGTCTTATTCTTCCACAAGGCAGAGACAACGACAGATATTTACGAATGATTGATCGAGCTGCCCTTCGATGTGTGCCTCTGGAGAAAGAGTTCAACGATCAGAGAAGGTATGATCTTCACTTCTTCATGCTTGAGAAAATAGATAAGGCACTAAAAGCATTCAAGTCTGACAGAGAGAAAGTGTCTTTTACGGATATGATCTCTAAATATGTAGAGCAAGGTAATACTCCAAAGTTAAAGATACTGATTGTAGATGAAGCTCAAGACCTCGTTCCGTTGCAGTGGAAGATGGTTGAGTTACTTGCAAGCAACTCTGAGTACACATACTTTGCAGGAGACGATGACCAGGCGATTCACAAATGGGCGGGAGTGGATGTAAATTTATTTATGAAGTGCTCTGAAACAATTCGTGTTCTTGATAAAAGTTACAGACTACCCAAGTCTGCGTTTGACCTATCGATGTCCGTGGTTAAAAGAATAAGGAATCGACAAGAAAAGATTTTTAATCCTACAGACAAGCAAGGAAGTGTAAATTTTCATCTTGACACATATGACATGGACATGAGCCAAGGTTCGTGGACCTTGATGTCTCGAACTAACTCCTTTGCCAGAGACATAGCCTCCGATCTTCGTGAACAAGGACTATTCTACGAGATCAAGGGATTTCCTAGTGTCAAGAAAGAAATAGCAGAGGCTATAAATATCTGGGAAGGGTTGCAAAAAGGAGACGAGATAGGATTACATGAGGTAAGGCGATTGTATGAACTTGCCCCGAAGACGGGAGATGGAGCCGTAATAAAAAGAGGTATGCTTCCGTTACTTGATGCTGAACCCGTGGATGCTACTTATACCTATGAGAGTCTTGTAAACAACCTTGGATTACTTGCAGGCAAAGATACAGATGCCTTGGATATATTACGTTTAGGCAACGACGAGAAGTACTACATCCGTGCATTGCGTAGAAGAGACGAAATACTAACAGAGCGACCACGGTTGAAAGTTTCTACATTTCACGCTATGAAAGGAGGAGAAGACGAAAACGTAGTGGTGCACCTAGACTCTACCAAACCCTGCGTTACGAATCCCGACCAAGACGATGAACACAGAGTTTTCTATGTGGGTCTTACAAGAGTTAAGAAAAACCTACACATCGTTGAATCACAAAAGAAATACAGGTATGATATATAATGGCAAAGAGAAAACAACTACTAGAGCAGGCAAGTCAGTTAATCTCCAAAGAACGGGCAAAAATATATGGAGATGCACAAGTAAACCATGAACGTATCGCAAAGTTCTGGTCGATTATTTTAGAAAGAAAGATTACAGTAGAAGAAGTCTACCACTGCATGATTGCCGTAAAGATGTCTCGATTGATACAGACCCCGAATCATTTAGATTCGTTAGTTGACATAATGGGATATGCTGCCCTCTGGGGCGAAGACGATGAGTGGGGCGAAGACGATGGGTAAGGACAGAAACGACAAGAAAACTATAAGCTTCGAGGAGTATGGGCACGATTTACGAACAAGCATGGATGTGCTTGACGTGGATTGGAACATACCTTCCGAGTTTCCCGATCTCACTCACTGCAAACAAATAGCTGTGGATTTAGAAACAAGAGATCCCAACATAAAAGAACTAGGTCCGGGATGGGCAAGGAACGACGGAGAGATTATAGGTATCGCTGTAGCAACAGGTGATTACCAGGGTTATTTTCCTATTCGTCATGCCAATGGTCACAACCTTGATCCCGATATGACCCTTAATTGGTTTAAGGATCAGATGAACACACCCCATATAGATAAGATTATGCACAATGCAACATATGATGCGGGATGGCTTCGTACCGAGGGTGTTGATGTCAAGGGGTTAATTATTGATACGATGGTGGCTGCCCCCGTGGTCAATGAAAACAGATTTAGTTATAGTCTTAACAATCTTGGTCGTGATTACATCGATATGCGAAAGAACGAAAAGATGTTAAAAGCTGCGGCAAAAGACTTTGGAATAGATCCCAAAAGCGATATGTGGAGGCTTCCTCCGAAATTTGTCGGGCCATATGCCGAACAAGACGCTCTCATGACCCTAAAATTGTGGGAAAGGTTGCATATTGAGATCAATCGAGAAGAATTAAATAGTGTCTTTGACATGGAACTTGCGTTGATACCAATCATGCTTGACATGAGGGAGAGAGGTGTTCGAGTGGACTTGGACAAGGCAGACCAGGCTAAGACCCTATTGAAAAAACGTGTCAAGGAATTAAAATCTTTTATCAAGAAAAAAACAAAGGTTGACATTGAGCCGTGGGCCAATGCCTCCGTAGAGAAGGTTTTTAAAGAATTAGGCTTAAACTATCCGAAGACGGAGCTAGGAGCACCCTCTTTTACCAAGCAATTCTTACAAGCACATCCAAACGAAGTTGCCCAGGCTATTGTAAAACTTCGAGAGGCAGACAAAGCCGATAGTACATTTATCGATAGTATCTTGAGGCATGAACACAAAGGTCGTATTCATTGTGAATTTCACCAATTACGATCTGATGATGGGGGGACAGTCACGGGTAGGTTTTCGTCGTCGAATCCAAATCTACAGCAGATACCTGCTCGTGACCCCGAAATCAAAAAGCTGATTCGGGGTCTTTTTATACCCGAAGAGGGGCAGAGGTGGGGTAGCTTTGACTACTCCTCACAAGAGCCTAGATTATTGGTTCACTATTGCTCCGTGCTTAGACAAGCTGACAGACATCCCATGATTGATGAGGTGATTGACGAGTATCACAAAGGTGATGCTGACTTTCATCAGATGGTGGCAGACATGGCGGGCATATCTCGTAAAGAGGCAAAAACAGTAAATCTGGGAATTATGTATGGAATGGGAGTGGCAAAACTTGCAAGTCAGTTGGTTCTTTCTAAAGACGATGCAAAAGCTCTCATGGCTAAGTACCATGAACGTGTACCTTTTGTAAAAACCCTAGCAGAACGTGTGATGCAGAGAGCTGCCAAGCACGGCAAGATCAGAACGATCAAGGGGCGATTATGCCGATTCGATATGTGGGAACCACGGAGTTTTGGCTATAACAAGCCTATGAAATGGGAAGATGCAGAACGTGAGTACGGGCCACAGATTCGAAGAGCATTTACATACAAAGCTCTAAATAAATTGATCCAAGGTTCGGCAGCCGACCAGACTAAACAAGCGATGGTGGATTGCTATGAGGAGGGTCTTGTTCCGTTGATCACGGTTCATGATGAATTATGCTTCTCTGTTGAGAGCGATATTCAAGCACATAAAATCAAGAAAATTATGGAGACGGGTCTGGAGTTGGCTGTTCCGAGTAAGGTTGACCAGGATCTAAAGAGCAATTGGGGCGAGGTTGATTAATCGCTTGTTCACCTTGACAGCAATCATCGACCACTGAACCACAGACAGAGCATTGGTCGTGACCATGCACATTGATGCGATTACTTTCTTGCTGACATTTAGGGCAAATCACCTATACAAACCTCTACTTGCCATAGCTTGTGCGAGTGCCTGTGATTGAGGATCTGGATTTACAATAGGATTCGTTGGATCAATTCTTGGTGTGCCTGTACCAACAGTTGGTTGTACATTTGGCACAGGTGTTCTGTTAAGTGATCCATCAAAAGGAAATGTTAAGGGATTAACTCTAGGAACAGATTGTTGAATACTTCTCTGTGTTTCTGGAGATGTTTTTAGATAACCCTCTTCTGCTGACATACCTTCCAGATTTGCTTTTTGCACTGCTGTGTTTATATCTCTAAGAGCCGTGGCTACTGTATCCTCTCCGGGTTTCCTTGATGCAGTAATCATTTTTAGAACACTAGGCATCCTTAAAGCATGAGACATCGTTGTATAAAACAGTAACGCACCACCCGTTGTAATAGGGTCCATTGCGAAGCTAAATGCAGTAAGAGACAGAGCAATCGTTGCGGGAGCCAATCCACCTTTACCTGCCATCGGTTGTTGAGATGCTCTCTTCATTATGTCTGCCATTTGAAACAAATAATCAGATCTTTCTTTTCCGAACATAGCAGTGATTGTGTCTTTTCCGTAATCGTCTGCTAAAACCTTTTGAAGTTTATTTCCTAATCTTCCAGACAAAAAATTATCTGCAAAAGTTTGTTCGTTCACATCCCCTAAAGATCGAAGGATTCTTGCCATAGCTGCGTTTTCCACGGATTCTTTCAACTCTGCGTGTTTCGGGAGTTGAAAAGATTCATCCCCAAACTTCATGTTATTTTCCATAAAATCGTTAATTAAACGAGCATTACCTTTGGCAAACAGTTTATCCATTACGACATCACCGTTTCCAGTGTTGAATGCCTCCATAAGAGAGTCTTTGTCTACTGCTTTTTTATTTAGAACGGCTGCCTTTACACCTCTTATGGCTTCCACCAGAGGTCTGTCAGCAAATTGTTCAAACACCTCACGGTTCATTTCTGCACCCGTAGATCTAAAAATTTTCATTAAATCTTCAACGGCTTCTAATTCCCCTTTACCCCTAAAGAGAACCTTTTTAGTTTCTCCTAAATTATCTATCATTCCTGCAATTTTTCTTCCATCAAGAAATTCTACGCCATCTTTTAAATTCATAACTTTCTGTGTCGTGAGTACACGATTTATAAACTCTGCTGCAAGTTGCTTTCTCATTGATTCTCCTGCAGTTCCAGAAGATATTTTAAAAGCTTGTCTTGAAGCCAGATCTTTTTCTGCTTCTTGTATACCTTGTCGAACAGAAGTGGCGTTTACTCCTTTTGCTTCAAGCTCTTTTACTTTAGCTTTAGCTTGTGGTATCGTTAAATCCTGCTCTGCATATCTAACTGTTGGGGCTTCTGGCTCAACTGCTCGAATAGGTCGTATTCCTTTTATAGCCCTTAAAAATTTTGTTAAGGACTCTGGGTCGTTTGGTTTCACCACATCATCTAAAATTTTACTAACACTAACTGTTTGATCAGGGCTTCTATTTACATTTTTAACAAAACTTTGAATATGAGGAGCTTTAAATCTGTTAAGTCCTTTAGAATAGTATGCTCGTGCTTCTTGATACATTCTAAGACCTTTTTGAAGTTCCAGTTGTTGTTGAGTAACAGTTCTTGGACCTATGTCCGTAGGAGACAACATATCTTGCTGTCTTGCCCCTACCCGAAATATTTTGTCACTAAGAAGACCTTCAGCATCTATAAATGCTTGATTAACTGTTTTACTTAGATCATCTAAACTATGATCCCCAACGGTAGATATAAACGAAGGGTTAAAGGAAAGGTCACTAACAGCAACTCTAATTTTTAAAGCATCAGCAGTTGTTATAAACATTCTCTTCTCTATAAGCTGTTGTAACTCTTTGCCTTTGGCATTTGGGTTTAATCTCTTCACCTCTGCTTCTGCTCTTCTGTACGCTGATGTCAATATTCTTCCCACGGGTTTTTTTGGATTTAACAACTTAGATATCTCGTCTGTTTGCTCATTAACTTTCATTTTGTAAAGAAATCTATTTACATCTCCAATTGGTATAATCTTATTTCCTTCTCCCAACATTTTGTCAGCTTCTAAAAACAACCCATCAGCCTGCCTGTGAAAACTTTCTTTTGCAGAGTTTAACGCTTTTATGAGATCCACGCTTAGATCTCTACCTTGCTTCAAAGGAGCCATAATTTTTACTAACTCCTCCTCTATTTCTTTTCCTAAAACTCTTTGTGCTGCGGCAAGTTTTTCTGCCGGAGTTCCGTATATCTTTTCAATGTCTTTTTTTATAGATCCCATGAGCGAGGTAAGTCCCGCATCGTCTTTTGCTCCAAGATCTATCAGATCTTTTTTTAAAGCGTTCAAGTTCTGAATAGCTGCTCCCTTGTTTGGAATGACACCTTCATAAATTGCTTGAGCACGACCTAAAATTGAAAAAGCACCAGGAGCTGCACCTTCAATGGTTGGTCTATATCCTTTCGCCAACATTTCTCTTCCAAGAACCTTACCTTGTTCGGCAGCTTCTCCTCCACTGCCTTTGAGAAAACGACCCAACACTCTTGAAACGCCTCTACCAAGACCTTCTCCAAGAAAACCCATTGCACCTTCCCAAGCAACGTCGGCTGCCAATTGTCCTTTATCCTGTCTTTGATACCCATTAACATACTCTAATGTTTCATCTATTGCTTTACCTAGAGCCATCGATCCACCAACAAACGCCATTGCAGGTAACGTAGCCATGCCTGCTGTTAAAACACCTGCTGTTATACCGAAGGTTAACGGTATTCCTACTTCTCCCCCAAAATCCACTAGGTCATACTTACTAAATCCTTCTTCGTCGATAGCCACTTCTGGGCCTTCCCCCATATCTAGTTTCTTTCGACCCTCTTTTGTAATTATAAATCTACCACCTTTGTCTTGACGAAAACCTTTCTCGCCAACAACGTCCTTAAGGTAAGCTGCCTTCTCTGAGTCAAGTTCTTTGTTCGAGAACCCTGCTCTAACAGACAAGTTCCTTAATCCAGAGGTATAGTCTACATCTGGATCTTTCAAAGGCTCTTCTTTAGGTGCTCCCTCTTTAGGTACTCCTCCAACTCCTTGAGACTCTAAAGCAAATTTTCTTCGGTAGTAATTAGATATATCTTCTTGTTGGGGAGGAGGCACACTAGAAGAAGGAGCTTGTGGAGAAATTTTACTGATATTTTCTAGTATTATCTTTTGTTCTTCTTCCGTGGGAGTGTCGCCCGCAATATTGACTAAAGCAGGTCCTGTAGGAGTGTTTATTTGAATCTGACCCACTAACCTGTCCCTCGCATTCGAAGACCTGGTACACCGTCCATGTCTACAATATCAAAGACGGGCAGTTGACCTTTTTTACCTGCCTCTAGATCAAAAACAGATCTTCTTGGTATGTCTGTTTTGATAAATCCTAGTCCCGTGGATCTTGATCCTTTTACTCTGTCAATATCAGAAAGCGTGGAATATATGCCGTCTGCTTCTATTAAGGATTTAGTTTGAGAAGCTAAAAGAGTCTTCATGGCAGCATCTATCCTTTGTTCTGCGGCAGCCTTGGTAACCAAGTTAATTTTAAACTTCCCTGTTTGTTTATCTTCCTCAATTAAACCCCCAAAGAAAGGTCTTATAATCTGTAGTAGAACATCTCTGTCTGATATAGAGTTGGCTGATTGTGTGCTTCCAAGAGCCACCCTTGTGATCTCAGGTAGTGCTTGAAGCATTCTAGCTTCTATCTGTTCTACAGAATTAAACTCTTCACCAATCGTAACCCCAAAGAAAGTAGCACCCTTTGCAAATTGTTGTCCTGCGAATCCTTTAAAACCTCTAGAGAAGTCGCCCGTGGAAGGATCGTTTAACATTCTCTTAACGCCATCAAACATTCCCATTGCTCTAGCAGAGTCTTCAGCAATACCCATTGCTTTGTTGTATTCTTTCGCCATAGTTCTAACGTCACCAAGGAGAGCAGGATCAACCCCTCCCCCCGACATTTCGTTCACAAGTTCGGCTTGTTTTATCTGCAGTTCTATTGTTTTTAATTGAAAAGCTTTTCTTTCGTTAATAGCTGTGATAGAGGCAAGGTTGTTCATTTTGTCTCCATGTTTAAGTCTTTCAGCCATGCTCATTCGAATCATTGTTCCTTCTTCATGTTTTGTTCCGTTTGGATCAGTGTATCCACCTTTTCCAACAACATAAGTCTCAAAGTTTCTAGCATCGGCTCTTCCTTGTGCTCTTTGCTTGCTCACCTCGCCCAAACCGTACTGAAGTGCGGATAATTGAACCTGACGATTAAATTCATCCCTTTTGGCGTTGTCCTCAATAAACATATCTGCTCCTTGTTCTAGAGCTTTTGCTATGTTGGTTAGGGCATTCGGACTTTCTCCCGCTGCCATTGCAAAACCTATCTTCGCTATAGCTAATCCTTTGTCCATACCCTTATATTCTGGAGCATTGTCCGTAAATTCTTTTACTAATTGTTTTAAAGCACCGCCCGTGCCTACACCAGACTTAACAGTATCCGTAACCAGTGTTTTAACATCTGCCATTGACGCTTTTCCGTTTAAGAAGTCTTCTGATGCCTTTTTGTGCTTGGCTGCTGTTCCTTGGTCTGCCGTAACACCAAGAGTTTGAGGGCGAAACTGACCATCTGTACCTTTTAGTTCATTGACTAGTGCCGTTTTGTCTGCGGTTACTTCCTTTAACCGTCCTCCACCTTCTTCAAAACGCTTGTCTTCTTCTGCCCTAAATTGTCGTTGTAATGCTTTTTCTAATGCTTCTTCTAATAAAGCCTCATCCGTGGGCGGTGCATCTGGATCTTGCATACCACCTTCTATAGCTCTCTTTCTTTCTTTTTCCATAAATATACCTGGATCAGTCAGTGGAAGTTTTTTCGCAAGAGCCTTCTTTTCTTCTGTAGGCAATTTAGAGTTAGCTATAAATTTTAACGCCAGACCGGGGTTGTTCTTTATGTCGTTAGGCAAAGGTTTTTCACCACTTGCATACTCACGAATTGTTTTATCTGTAGGTTGATCCCTATCTGGAATAAATTGAAAATTTTTATCAAACAATATATCAACAACTCCTGCTCCAAGAGCAAGCACACCATCTCCCATAATGTCGTCGAACACATCCCCAAATCTGTCATACCCAGAAGTGCTTCCAGTTGTAAGAAAAGTTTTAAGAGCAGGGTTATTGTCTAGTATCTTGCCAGATCTAGTAAACACTCCACTTTCTGCGTCTTCCATTGGATCTATGTTTAATTTTTTTAAGGTGCTATCTCTAATATACTCTATGGGTCTGAGTCCCCCTGTGGTAGGGTTAACGGGGTTAAAGTTGCCGAATTTTCCTGCTTTAAGATCTTCAAGAAACATGGGCCCCGAATACCCTTTTTGGAATATAGATGTCGGTCGAATACGACCCCCCATCGCACCAGGGGAATTAACTCCCCCACCATACTTGAACCTAGCCACCTCTTGGATCAATGGTGCAGAAGAAGCCATGATGCCACCCATCTGACGCACCTTGTCCCGTGCATCCCGTTTAAACATCTTTCTATTGGTTACGCTCATGCGTTGTTGCCCCCAAAGAAGCCTGACAATCCACCTTTGGATTGTGATAAGCCATATATACCCGTTGCCAATCCACCTAACTGAGATATGAGGCTTGGATCGGGGGTCGCGGTCGATTGTAGCGTTGACCCTGATGAGGGTACCCCTCTGAATATGTCAGATAAAAATCCTACTTCAGTAAATGGCTGTTGCTGTCCTGCTAGAAAACTCTGCAAACCACCAGACATGATGGCTTGATCTTGTTGTTGTTGTAAGCCTCCTAGTCCGAGGAGCATATTTATATCTTTACCCATGAGTCCTTGAGCTGCCTCCCCAAGTGAAGCTTGTTGCATTCCGAGTCCACCGACTCCTGCACCAAGTTTACCCATGCCTTGTCCAAGTTGCCCGAATACTTGTCCTGCCCCCAGGCTTCTCTTTTGTTGATCTGCAAAAGCACTTTGTGCTTGAGCTTGAGCCTGTTGATACCCTGAACTACGAAGCTGTGCACCTAATCTTGCAGCTTGTTCTCCCGCAGTCCGTCCCAATTCTGTCTGAGCCACTGCCTCTCGTGACCCACCAAAGGCTCCTCTTCCTCTGGCTTGACCTGCAAGCTTATTAGCTTGTATCTGTCGTTGACGCTCTATGTCCTGTTGTAGAGTATCAATAACTTCTTCTCTGTAAGGGTCCATGTATTCTTTGTAGGATTGAGGATCGTACATCTGCGTTCCCGCTTCAGTTAGACCTGCTCCTCTACGGGTTATATCGGCTGCTTCGCCTAATGTGGATACACCACTAGCTAGGGTTTCTGCTCCTTGTTCGAGCATAGGTTGGTAGGCACCAATGCCTTGGGTTCCTATTTCTATGGCTTTTAGTTGTTGAGGGGTTAGAGCTGCAACAAAGTCCTCGTATGCAGGTATTTGTTGACCTTCCCCCGCAACTTCTTGTGCCGTCTTTAAAAGATCTTTTAAATAATTTTCTTGATATTCTGGTAGAAGTTGATCTCGTACTGTTGTTGAAGTTTGTACCATTATGCCACTCTATTCTCAAGATTGTTCATAAGAGCGTACATCTTAGCCGCTCCCTTTTCTCTGTCTCCACCACCTGCATTATCGACTGCTTTTCGTGTCATCACAAATTCACCGTCCGAGAGCCGTGCTTCTTGTACCTTCTGCCCATTCTGAAAGATACCCGCTTTTACGTCATCACTTCGTCCAGTGCCAGGACCTTCAATGTATCCACCCGCTGCTGCCATAATACTAGGCGTTGGAGCTTGAGGCGTGGACATAATGCCTAACCCGTCTGGGTTTTGAAAAGTTCTTTCTCCTGTTTCGGGGTCTATATAAGGCTTAACCACAACTCGACCGGCATAATCCGTTCTTTCTCCCGTTCCTAAAATTTGTTCGGCACCGTCGTCCCTACCTTTAACAGCTTCGGCTGCAGTGGCTAATGCAAGTATTCCACCAGGACTCATCATTCTGTCGGCTAAACTTACTCCACCTTTTTCAAGACCTTGCTCGGCTGCTTTTTTTACAATATCGCCTTTTGCCTTTTGACTAACAGCAGAAGAAAACATACCCCCACCAAGCTGACCGCCTAAGTTCTGGGCAAAAGATCCGACTCCTGGTATAGAGCCAATTCCAAACGCCATGCCTCCACTTTTTAAAGCGTCTTCTAAGCTTCCACCACTTGCTAAACTTCCTATCCCTGCTCCGACGGCAGCAGCCATAGCAGTGCCACCTCCAGTAATCAGACCTGCTATTCCCCCTAGTATCGCTCCTAGACTCATATTCTATCCTATTGTAACGCTAACTGATCCTACTGCACTTGTTGCTGAATTGCCAGAACAATGTGGTCTATCTACTTTTGATATCTTAACAAATCCGTCCACCTCAAACAAGGCCCCTGTTTCTAAAGTTGTGTCATGCCCAGAGGGTAGGTTTGTAAAACTCATTTTTGTTGCCCGTGATTCACCTGGGTTTCTCTGTTGCTCCACAAATATAGAGAAAGAACGCACTACATCTGAGAAATAATTTCTGTCGTAAGCCTCTGGTGGATATGGAAATAATGGGGAAGGTACATTTCTCGTCGCCATTATCTTCTCCCGTCGGGTCTTACATCAAGTCTTGGTGTCCCCAATCTCCACATAACGCCAGTTACGTCACTTTCTATGCGAAAAGCAAAGGATCGCCCTCGTGCTCGAACATGAAGTTGTTCTGTAAATAGCTCTACGGGGGTGGAAACCGACTGCGATACAGCATTACTGCTCGTTTCGTTAAAGGTTACACCAGGGAAGTTTCTGGTTTTTACCACCATATTTACTCGTGGTGTCTCATTTGTGCTGTCTCTAAATGTAACGTCTGGAACCACTTTTCGTATAAGAGCAAATTTCTCTCCGTCACCTATGTCTATCTGACTTGATTCAATGTTCGCGGATATAGCTGAAGGTGGGTTTGTACTCCCGTCATCTTGACCAAATTCATGGTAATACAACTTATTGTCAGTATGAGCAGCTATTGGGTACTGATTTATACCTCTATCTACCCACGCTGTTCGTGTAAGGTTGCCAAAATACCACACTTTTTCTTGATAATTATAAATTACATAACGGTCATTTGTAGAACTGCTTTTAGACGGGTAAAACCACCATACTTCACCATAAGAAGAATTATGCCCTGCTGTTACCTTACCTATTTGATCTCTGTTAAAGTCAGAGAACACATAATCAAGAACCGTGCATGGTAGTCTTTGCACCGTACCACCATATACATAGAACTCTTTTGATCCCATCCAGAAAACAAAATCGTTGACCGCAATAGCTGCGTTAGCACTTGCAATCGTAATATTTCTTGATATCTCGTTTAAACCAAACGTGAACGGTGGGCCTAGGAACTGCATTCCATGTAGCGATACATCCGTAAACACCAATATCTGTTGTTTGGTCTGAATAGCCACAACTATCTCTGATCCAGTAGATATGCGTAACTCACCTGCCGTGTTCGTAGCAAGTGTTTGCCAAGATGTTAGACTTTCTTGTGACCCAAAACGTATAAGCAAAGGATCTTGCGTACCAATAGACGATTCGCCATCGCACCCAAAAGCAATAACGTGTCTATCCTGGTCGGACACCATAATCTGTTTAGCTATCGTAGGAGCGAGCGTAGAACCAGATAAACCAGATAGTTGTACGGCTCGTGAAGAGGTGCCCGACGTTCTATCCCAATAGTAAATACCACCGTTCTTTATGTTTATAAGGACATCTTCACCAAAATTATCGTGTGTCCAGTTTGTAAGGTTGGCACCCGACACGGTAGATTCCGCAGGCATACCCCATCCAAAGCTTGCCTCGATCACTGCTTCATTATCGGCATGAGTTGCTGCCGTGGTGCTAAGAGATCCTCGTGTTAACCCCGTAAATGTTGTAGAAGTTGTACCCGTATATTGAATTATTTCATCTTCAATCTTGATATATCCAGAACTTGAGAAAGCCGCAGCAGAATCAACGGTTGCCGTGGTCACTGTAACGTCAGACGCTAGTCCACTACCATTTATCAAGGTTACAGTGTCATCAATTGCTGTTGCGTTACCAAGAACAAGCCGTACAAGCTCTCCGTTAGAGTGCACTGCTGCTGTTGTTCCACCATGTCCACGAGTCACTGTAAGAGTATTCGTAGATATACCACTAATCAACATAAGCTCACCACCCACATCTATAACGTCAGAGGTAGACATACCCGTAGCACTTGTAACATCTACGGCTGTTTCCGACGCATCAAGCTCTTCGTTTAAGGTTGTGGTTAATTCATCGGTATCGACACCGTTCCATACTCCTGCACCCCAACCCGTACCAAAGAAGTTAGTATCAAGACCTGTGTTTACTTGATAGTTACCTACGGTAGAGCTTCCTCCACTGCCTGTATCAGACCCGTTAGCCGCAGCAGATACGGTAATAGTGTAACTGTTATTGTTGACAATACTTGTAATCTGGTGTTCAGCGTTTAAAACAGCAGCGGTAACTGTGCCTCCCAAGGTTGCTGCCCCAGAAAAAGTAACAAAATCATTTAATACGGCTCCATGAGCCGTGTCTGTGACTGTAACCGTTGTACTGCTATTTGTGGCTGCAAAAGTAACGTCCCCTGCACCTGTTGTAGAACGAATAGGGGTTATGTCATTATAAGCCCCACCATCAGCTATGTAGTATTTAAGATTTGTACCAAGACCCAAGTACTTTGTACCATCTAATGCTACCCAACTAAATAAGGCTCTGCACGTCCCTAAAAACGTATTGTCGCTGTAACTCGACCAACCACCTATCTTTTCGGGAGCACCGAATCTAAAACGCACTTTATCTCCCGTAAACCAACCGCCTTCATTAGAATAGGACGTGGATTCTCTATTGATCCCCGGTTTAAATTTTAAAGACGTTAAAGGCATTAGCCGGGCCTCATCTGAACCGCTATG